AATGTTTCATCACGAATACTCCATGTTACAATCTGTCCCATCCCTTTCATTAGATTATGTCTAGGATAGTTTAATAGTATAGCGAATGATGAGAATAACTGTACTCCTTCTGTAAACCCACTGTACACTGCCATAGTTTTGGCAATATTATGAGGGTCATTCATATTGAAGTCAGATAGGTACTCATGTTTCTCTACCATCTCTTGTATATCCATAAACTCTTTATAGATATCCTCGGACTTGCCAAGTGTTTCTAATAAAGATGAATATGCATCTTGGTGCACTGCTTCCATAGCAGCAAATGATACTAACATCATTCTTACTTCTGGTGCTTTAAAAGTTGGTAAATAATGTTTAGCATATCCACAGCAAACATCTACGTCTGCTTGTGTAAAAAATCTAAATATGTTATCTACTAACTGTCTATTATCTTCTGTAAGATTTTGATTATAGTCTTTAATATCATCAGCCATACTTACTTCTTCAGGCATCCAATGCATTTGTTGTTGTTTTTTGTAGGCTTCAAATGCCCACCCGTAATCAAACGGTTTATAATATTCTCTTTCTTCTAGTAAGTTTGCCATTTATCCCTCGCAACTTAGACAATCTGATTGCTCAAAAATTATCTCTCTTTTGGCTTGATTAGATACATTATCAGCTCTACTGATAGCTTCACTTCTCAAGTAATATAATGTTTTTAAATTTTTTGCCCATGCTAACATATGAACGTTATGTAACTCTCCTTTGTTAACATCAGGCGGGAAAAATAAATTTACACTTTGTGATTGACATATAAACTCTTGTCTTACAGAAGCATGTTCTATAATCCAAGATTGATTAATTTCAACCGCAGTTTTAAATACATCTCTTTCCCAGTCATCTAGTATATCTAGATGTTGACAACTTCCTTTGTTAGCAATAATGCTAGACCAAACTTCGTCGTACATTGCAGGAGTAACTTTTTCTTTTATAATTTTGTCTAAGTATTTATTTTTTACTAAGTTACTTCCTGTTTTTGTTTTTTGAGTATAAGCATTGGCTCTAAACGGCTCAATACTTGGACTCGTGTTTCCACATATAATACTAGAACTTGCATTAGGAGCTATAGCTAATAGATGAGCATTTCTTACTGTGCAAGAATCATCATCTGGACAAGCGCCTCTCTCTGTTGCTAATTTTCTAGTGGTTTCATCTGCAAAAGTTTTTATGTAAGCAAACATTTCTAAATTAATACTGCCTGCCATAGCACTTTCAAATGGAACACCGTTCTGTTGTAAATACGCATGGAAACCCATAGCACCAAGCCCAATACTTCTCTCCCTGTAAGCACTGAACTTAGCTTTATCAAGCTGACTAGGTGCATTGTCAATAAAGTACGTTAATACATTATCTAACATTCTAACTAAGTCAGGTATGAATGAAGGATGATTTTTCCACTCATCATAATACTCTAGATTTACACTAGAAAGACAACATACTGCTGTTCTCTCTTCGTCAGTAGCAAGAGTAATCTCACTACATAAATTAGAGTGATGAACTTTTAATCCCTTTTTCTTTTGAAACTCAGGTAATCCATTTTGAACTGCATCTTCATACATTACATAAGGTTCTCCTGTTTCAATTCTATTCTGTAGTATCTTTACCCATAAAGCTCTTGCTGAAACAGTTTTCTTTACTTCATTAGAGTGCGGGTCAACCAAATCCCAACTATCATCGAAATCAGGATACTTTGAAGCTGAGTGTATGAGCTCCATGAAAGCATCAGATATGACAATCCCGTGGTGAAGGTTAAGGCACTTACGGTTCGTGTCACCGCCAGTAGGTTTTCTAACATCTAAGAACTCCTCTATTTCGGGGTGGGAAATATGTAGATACCCTGCGTAACTACCCCGTCTAGTTACTCCTTGGCTAAACGCCAACATTTCTGCATCTACAACCTTTACGAAAGGTATAACACCAGTGCTTTCAGAACCTTTAGAAGTCTTACTTCCCATAGATCTTACATCACTCCACGTGCCGCCTATACCTCCGCCAAAGGAACTCAAGAACGCATTTTCTACAAAATGGTCTGTTATCCCTTCTCTACTGTCATCTACATAATTCAAGAAACAACTTATAGGTAAGCCTCTACGAGTACCTCCATTAGAAAGTACAGGAGTAGCGAACATAAACCATAAATTACTTACATAATCATATAACCTTTGTGCGTGGTCGTCATCATCTGCAAAAGCCATTGCAGCACGAGCAAAAGCTTCTTGAGGTGACGTCTCATCACCTACCATATATCTATCTTTTAGAGTTGCTAATGCAAACGTATCTAAAAGACTATCTTTACTAAAATCAATTTTTACTGACATAATCTTCTACTAATCCTATAATTTCTTGTGCATGACCTAAGACTGCTCCGTCTAAGTCATAAGTTAAGTCCATGAGTTTAATACCAACTTCTAACCCTTCACTTCCGAACTCATTTAAGTTCTGAATGAATTTGTATTTTCCTTCCATTGGCAAACTCGCCATAATATCAAAGATATCTCCATACTGTTGAATAATCTGTGTGGCTCTCTTAGGCCCGATTCCATCAACACCAGGAACGTTATCTCCTTTATCTCCAGTTAAGCACTTGTATGTTAAAAAGTACTCAGGGTCAAAGTCATAATGCTCGTCCCAGTTTAGGAGTGTTGTTTCTTTTCTAGTAACTGTAGAAAATCTACTTACGTTACCATCGACTAGTAAATCCCAGTCTCTATCTGATGACACCATCCATATCTCATCGAGACCTAATTGCTCTCGATTCTGTGTGATAAGTGCGGCTATATCATCAGCCTCTACGCCTGAATACTTTAGTGTAAGATAACCCTTACGAGATAAAGTTTTAAGTGTAGTTGAAAACTCTGCTAAGAACATTTCAAATTCTTTTGCTTCAGCAGGAGTTTGTTCTGCATATCGTTCTTTACGATTTGCTTTGTACTCTGGATAGATTTCTTTACGATAATTACTACCGCCATCGCCTAAGACGACTATCTCTCCACAGTTATAGGACTTTGCAAGGGACTGTACAGTACGAACATATTCATATTCGAAGTCTGTAGTGCCTTGGTGTTTCCATCGAAAAGCTAGATTGAGTCCATCAACAATCAGTAAGTTCCCGTTCGGGGTCGCTTTTCCATGGTTCATAAATTGTATCGCCATTTGTAAATTCCAGGTTTTGTGTTTCTAAAAATTGTTCGGCAAAGGTAACATAGCACCCCAGCCAACTAATATACATATGTTTTTTGTAACATGGCTTTCTTGTCGTTGCCACGTACCATCGTGAGTGGTTTTCTTTAAATATAAGTAAAGGTTCTTGCTGCATTTGCTCGGCCTGTACTACTAGTTTTTCCCACCAACCCACGAAGGTATTACTTTTTTGAGTAAATATCTTGTGATTAAATGCCATATCTCTATAGAATTTAACCTCAATTGTGAATAAATTATCTTTGTGTGGCACCATCAAGTCTCCCTTTATTTTACCACTACCCGATCCAGGAGTTTGTACAAAAGACTCTCCTGTTATTCTGTGTAGCATATCTGCTACTTTAAGTTCTGCGTTATTTCCTTTTTGTCTGCTATTAACCAATTAACTTCTCCAACTCTACATAGCCACCGATATGTTTATCGTCTACTAGTATTTGTGGGAAGGTTCTTGCTTCGGGAAACTTTTCCCTAACGTCAGACGCAGAAAAATCTACGCCAATCATTTTATATGACACCTCTGTTACTTCATCTACATGGTCAGCTAAAAACTTAGCCTTCTTGCAATAAGTACAATTTGGTATACTATAAATTTCTACTTTCATTTTTTCTCCATAAGATATATATTATAACAGAAAATAAGTTTCATGTCAAGATATACTTTTGTGTTGCTATTCAAGATAACTAATATTATCCTCTTTTGTAATTTCTATTTTCTCTAGTAATGGGTGAGTCCAACCATGTGATACCATATAAGTATTTAGATTTTCTTCTTTTAATAATACTTCCACTACTTTTTCTTTTCCAACTTCATCTAAAGCTTGATTTACTTCGTCAAGGAAAAGAACATTGATTTGACTTCTACTAATTGAAGTCATTAACTTTCTAATTGATACTAATGTTGCAATATTTACTCTAGCTAACTCGCCGCTAGAAAGAGCAAGAATGTCAATAATATTGCCATTATCTGAGACTTCCACATTTAATTTATCGTTCTCCACTACAAAATTGATGGCGAATCTGCCATCGCTAAACTCTGCTAGATATTCGTTTGTAAGAATTTCTAACTCTTTTACTAAAGACTCTATTTTGTATGCCAGGAGTCCGTTTGTTGAGAAAGCTTTTTTAAGTGTTTCAAGTATCGCCAATTTGCTTTCTGCACTCTCAAGTCTAGACTGAGACTCGCTAAGGTCTGTCTCAAATTGGTCTGTTTGCTCTTGAATGATTCCAATTCTCGTATTATGTCTTTCTCTTCTAGTATTCTCATCTATGACCTCTTGAAGAGACGACCTAACAGTGGTAATTTTTGCACGAAGTTCCGTAATCTGTTGCTCGACTTCTTCGCCATTAATTGCTTGTTCTGGGAGCGAATAGTCGATAGACCTGTAGAGGTCCTCCCACTGCTTAATATCTTTCCTTGCTTGTTTATTAATCTCATTCTCTTTCCCTATTCTATCTGTCTTGGCCTGCTGATCTATCAGCTTTTCCGTTATACTAATCAATTTAGTACTGTGTTTGTCTAATTGACTTGTTACAAACTCTTTGTCTATCTGTTGACTACAGGTAGGACACTCAGCGTCTGTTTGTGTAGCTAGTTCTTTATATTTAGCTACCATACTTTCCTCATTTAGAGACTCTACTTTAAGTGTTTGTACTTGTCCTAACTCCTCTATATAAGGCTGTTCTTTTGGAAACCTTTGTAAGTTATTTTTTGCTTTGTCAAGGTCTATAGTTTTTAAGCGTTCTTTGAGATTTTCATTCAGATTTATTTTTTTATTCTTTTCCGAGATATTTTCAAAGTCTACTTGTAAAGAACGTAAAGATTGTTCGTCTTCTTCTGACATTTTTGGTAAAATTATTTTATCAAGTATGGAACTATCTTCGAGAATATTATCTTTTAACCATTTCTCAATTGTTGCAATTTTTGCATTCTCACTAGTAATTGTACTTGAAGCAACACGTACTGCCTCTTTAAATGTATCAAAGTACGCTACATAGTCATCTAACTTTAGCAAGTCAATTAAGAACTTTTTACGGTTCGTATCTGTTGCTGTTAAGAATTGTAATGAAGCGTTTGTGTTTTGGTACACTAATTGCGAAAATGTCTTAAAATCAATACCCAGTATTTCCCCGAGTGTTTTGTAAGTGTTTGATGCTGTATGAGAACTTATATCCTCGCCATCTTTTGTTAACTTACATTTGAGGTTAGTACGCCTACTAACATCAATACTATATAAGCTATCGTCGACAGTAAAGTCGAGACTAATATCATAACCCTGGTTAACATATCTGTTTGCTATATCTGCCTTTTTAACATTCTTGCTGTTCTTGTTAAATAATACTTCTTCCAATATCAAAGGTATGGAAGATTTACCTACGCCGTTTGTTCCGACTAGTTGTGTAAGTGTATCTCTGGAAAGGTCTAACTCGTTGCCTTCGCCATATGAGAAACAATTATCCCACTTCAACTTCTGAAGAATAATCATTGAATACTCCTATAATGTTTTTTACTTTTTCATCGTCAAGAGACAATATCTCTTGCAAATACTTAATTAATTCGTCCGACATAGATAAATCTCCACTTAAATCTAGTCGTGCATCAACTTGTCTATTTACTACTTTCTTATCAAGAAGTTCTGAGTTTTTGACTTTGGCCAAATCCTGTACATCTCCTGTAACTTCGTAAATAGTGTGATGGAATTCTGTTTGTTGCATACCCGCTGGGTCTTCAATAGTCTTTCTTAGTAACTGGGGCAAGTTAAATTCATGCCATGTCCAGTCCCAATTGTCGTCTATAATTAGATATCCAGTCTTAACTATATTTCTATGAAATGATGTAGTCATGGGGCTTCCAGGGTATACAATGTTTCGTTGAGTATTCTCGTGAGCATGTAAGTCTCCTGCAAAAACCGTCTTGAACTTATCAAATCTTTCTAGTTCTACTTCGGGCATAACATGTGGCGGTATTTCTCCACGCACATGGGTAAATAGATAATCTGCATCTATATTTTCTATACTATTTTTTCTGTGTAAATCTGCGTAAGGCAGTATACACCAGTCGTCTTTATAGTATGTTTCTGTAACCACACTTACTAGTGGGTTAAGTTGATTGGTTACTCTCTTTAAGTTATCAAAGAAAGTCTGATTCTTTCTAGTGGCTTCATGGTTGCCATCATAGATAATTGTCTCTACTGTTTGTCTTTTTACAAAGTCAAAGTACAGAGTAATCTCATCCATTGAAGGGACTCGATCAAACAAGTCCCCGCCAATGATATGAAGAGTTACGTCATGATTATCTACAGCTTCCTGTACTTGTTGAAAGAATAACTCATAGCGAGAGCAAGCCCACGCTACAGGTACATTCTTCTGTCCAAGTTTAATATGCCAGTCTGCTGTATATAAAATCATGAAACGTCAAACTCGCTAGATATATCTTCTGATACTTCCCCGCCTTCTTGATTAGTGACTCTTCTAAGTAATTCTAACTGCGCATCTGCAGTAGGTCTTACAAGAATTTCATCCATAGACTTAAGTCCTGAAGTCAATTCTTTTTCCCAGTCTTCCAATTCTCTCGGCTTACATTTTAAAACTGCTAGTTGATATTCTACGTTGAACACCTGTGGACCAGTTTTCTTTCTTTTGAAATGAATGTCATAACCAGTAACTGGATCGGTTGGGTCTCCCAACTCTTCCATAGCTACTATAACTTGGTCGAATAACTTTCTTTTTAAATTAAGAACTTTTATAGATTTATCGGCGTAGTCAATACACTGAACGGCATAACTCCATCCACATTTTAAATCAGGGTAAAAGTCTCGAACATGGTCATGTTCTACATTGTTGAATGTTTCAGAGTTTCTGTCAAAAGATAAACACTCCATAGGAATGTTTTTGCCATTCTCTCCTTTAATCCAATACACATATCTAGGAAGTAAATCTCCTACCAGTCTTACGTGGTGGTCTTCTTTACCTGCGTAGTTATATGTTTCTATTTTGTTTTTTTGGGCTGAGCCCTTGGTTTGGTTGAATCCAATTGCCATTTTATTCTCCTAATGTCTCCTCGTAGTAAAAGTGTACCCGTCCATCTTTTATTTCAAGCAGTCTGTTATTATTTATAATATCTTCTGAAACTGGACATTCCAG